TACAACAATGGACGATACTCACACAATAGATATAAACGATTATACAACTAGTACAGTTGATATAAGTGGAATTACTGCTACTACTATAACATCGGACGATTGGGTTTTTGAATCATCTAGAGACAAAAACAGAACTGCTCTCAGAAATAGCGGTGATATTCCAGTTGACATATGGGCAAAAATGTATAACAATAGGGTAATAGGTACAGATGATGACTAATTTTGTTTTTGATGTTGATGGTACATTAACTAATGCCCGAGAAACTATCGATCCTGTATTTGAAGAATTTATGTATGATTTTCTTCGTAATAATGTATGTTACATTTGTACAGGATCTGACAGACCAAAAACAATTGAACAAATTGGTGAAAAGTTAACCAATAGTTTCGACTTAGTTTTTCACTGTAGTGGCAATCATGTATATAAAGGTACTCAAGAATACGAACGTAACAATTGGCAACTTACATCAGAACAATACTATTTCTTAGAGGACGCTTTAAGTAAAATAGACTATCCAGAAAAAACAGGCAATCATATAGAACAACGTACAGGCACAGCAAATTTTAGTATATGTGGCAGAAATGCAAATTTTGAACAACGACAAAGATATGTACAATGGGAAAAAGAACACAAGGCTCGTAATACTGTATCAGAAGAATTTAACAAACTTTTTGGCAATGAAGCAGAGGCACTAGTAGCAGGCGAAACTAGTATAGACATTTTTAAAGCAGGACACAACAAAGGCCAAGCATTAAATCACATTAAAGGCAACGTAGTATTTTTTGGCGACAAATGTTTTCCGGGCGGTAACGATTGGGATATTGCAAAACGCAGTGATGTATATCACCAAATTGACAACGGTTGGAAACAGACTTTTGAAATTTTGAAAAAACAATACCATAATCAGTAGATTTATGAGGACCAAAGATATATATAACGTATGCAATGGACATACCAAGGTAAACCCGTAGAGGAAATACCACAAGAATTTATCGGCTTTGTATACCTCATTACAAATCTGACTAATGGCAAAAAGTATATAGGCAAAAAACTATCACAGTTTAAAAAAACTAGGCCACCACTAAAAGGCAAAAAACGAAAACGTAAAACACTTGTAGAAAGTGACTGGAGAGACTATTGGGGATCTTCAGATAATTTGCAAGCAGATGTTGACAAATTAGGCACAGAAAACTTTACAAGAGAAATCTTATATTTTTGTACAACTAGAGGACAATTATCGTACCTCGAGGCTAAAGAACAATTCGACAGAGAAGTGTTACTTACTGACGAATATTATAATGGCATAATAAATGTCCGTGTAGGCGGATCTAAGGCTCTTACCGAATCTCTTAAAAAATAACATACCCCCTCTGTTAAAAGCATTGAGGAGGCGGTACTCTGTACTTGCCAACAGAACTTGCTGGGGGACACAAACCAAAAGACCAGGCTCTACTGCGCCATTGTAACCTGGGAGTATTGCTAAGTTCGTAGCCGTTATTGCAACTTAGTAGCTTGCGTTGAAAGCAGCGTGTAAAGGGGTACCGCACAACCGCCTCTGCCTGAAAAGGTTTCGCTATAACGGTGCGTCTGTTTCCGGGGTAATGCTCTGGTTATTTTTTTGTGCTTAGCCGTAAACAGGCTAAGTGCGACTGAATCCAAGGTAATAACTAAATTATATAAGAAGAAAGTTCAAACGAAATGAAATGAGTTTGACGATGAGCGTTAGCTCTTCGAATTAAAACGTTTGAGTATTTGAACTTTTCGATAATGCTTGTTTTTGTCTTTCTGCTTTATCTTTCATAGCATCAATGATTTCGTGAAAATAGTATAATGGCATTGCCCAAATGTCATTCATAGTAAAGTTGCCTTCGCTATAAAGAACTAAATCAAAAACTGACTTTCTAAAAACTTTACCTGATTTTAAATATGATTCGATAACATCATCTATGTTTTCTGCTTGTCTAAGTTGTTTGTGAAAAAAAAAGCAGGATTATAATCTAACGGTGCTTGAAACTCTTCTTTGCATTCTTCGTTACTACATATAAATGTAAACTGTGTTTGCATGCCGGATTTATTAAGATTAGAACTATGCTTTTTTAAAATTTCTATTGTTGCTGCATCGGTGTTTGTTAACCAATTAGCAATACTTTCTATATTATCAACTACAGTTCCATCTGGTGTTGTTATTTTTTCAATTGCATCTGATATAACAATAATAGTAGCACCTGTTGTTTTTTCTAAACTAGATTTAAATAACTCTTTTGCACTTTCCGGATCTGTATCATCATTGATTTGTGAAGCAATACGAATGCTTTCTGTATTCATAATATGACTAGCATTAACACTTGCAAGAGTATTAGGTTTAAAGGTTACAATTAAACCATTTGATAGTTCTAAATCAGTTGGCTCTGTTGAAATATGCTGTACTTTTGATAGTATATCTTTTAGTTTAATTTCGTATTCATGAACTTTTTTACAATGCGGGCAACCAGCAGTAACAGGCATTTCCCCACTGTTTAAATTAGATCTACTTGCTAGCAGTAACACATCAACATCAACTAAGCATATTTCATAAGGATCGATAATATCCGGTGCAATGCTTTTAATAACTTCGAAAATAGCATCACCGTTATATAAAGTATCTGGAACTTTGAATAAAACTTCATCTTTAACACTCATTGGATATACGCCGATTTCGTGATCTGCGGTTAAAGTCGGTTTTTGTTTATACCAATGTCCTTTACTAGGAAGTTTTACAAATATTTCTTTTGTTCTGTAAAAATGTGATAGTGGATCGCTCATGATTTATCCTATATAAATACTAGTGTTATACGTTTATTTATCTGAATTAAGTGAGTAGTTAATGGCAACAGTTACAATACCATATGGAGGGCAAAGTGTCACAGTAGATGTTTCGGATCTTGCATCTGAAGCAACTCTTAAGGATATTTTTGCCGAATCTCGTGAACAGTCTACTTTACTTAATGCAATTGCACAGAGATTAGGTGCCGATGTACAAAAAGAAATTACAGCAGACGAACGAAACACTGACCGTCTTATAAGAGTTATACAAGAAGAAGGCAAAAAATCTAACAGTATGTTAGGCAGCGTGTTTGGAAAAATGCGTAGTAGCATGTCAGCAATAGGCGGCATTGCTAGTAAAGGTGCTTCTAGAAGCGGAAGCGTTATGAACAAAATGATAGGAACTAGTGGCTCCGAAACAGGAAGTTCAATGACTGAAGGATTCTTAGGAGCATTAGGCTTAGGCGCAATGGGTGCGCAACTAGGCACATTGTTTGGTATAATGGAAGAATTTGGAAACTCTATGGCTAATTTGCGTAGAGTTGGTACTGGATATGCTGACGACTTAATGAATTTTCGATCAGGATCTGCAGAAATTGGTTTAAGTTTAGAAGAGTTCGGTGAAGTAACAGCACAAAGTGGTATAGCAGTAAAAGCCTTAGGAGAAAACACATCTGCAGGTGCTGCAAGATTATTAAAGTTAACCCAAGAATTTAGAAACGGAACACAAGAATTTGGATACTTTGGTTTAAAAAGTAAAGAAATGGCAAGACTAATTGCTGACGAAGCAGAACTTAGACGTGGAATGTTACAAACAGATTTATCTAATAAATTAGTACAAGATGATATGGTAGCAAGTTTACAGAATCAGTTACAGTTAAATGAAAAAATGGCTCAATTAACTGGACAAGATATTAGAGAAAGAATTCGAGCAAGTCAAGCATTTAGACAAGATGCAACTAATTCTGCAATGCTGGCAACCTTAAATGAAAAACAACGAGTTGCCGCTAATGCAGCAATCGAAGGACTTTCGCAACTAGGTGGTAGTGCAAGTCCTATGTTGCAGAAAGCAGTTAGTAATCTACTTGGCGGAATGCCAGCAGATATTCGCAATGAAGGATTTACACAATTTGCGGCATTTGCTCAAAGCGAAGGAATTAATGTAAGAGATTCGTTAAACGAAGTTGTTTCAATGATTCGAAGTGCCACGGCACCCGAAGAGGTTAAAGCAGCAATGGATCAATTTGCTAAATCATTCCAGGATATGACTCCTTCACAGAGTACAATACAACAAGCATTAAACGACACTCCGGGTGCAGTTGCTATATTAAATGCTAGAATGGAATCTGTTAGTTCTGGTGCAGACAGTTTTGCAGGTAGTGTTGCAGCCATCGACGAAGCATCAGTGAGAATGCAAGAAGCAATGGATGATGGATCATTGGCAATGGCAGGAACTGCTGCTGAAATGTCAAAATTTGGTGCACAATTGCGAAATACATTAATGACAGAGATTACCGAAGCATTTGACATGGATCTTACCAGCAATGAATTTCCTAAATTTGTAAGGGCACTAGCAGATTTACCGACATCAGATGGGTTTAAAGATGCAATTAGTTTTATGACAGAAACTACAACAATGCTGTCGGGTGCACAAGGACTGTTGAATCAAGTACGTGAAGTAAATGCTTCAGTCGAAGGCGAAAATGTTGCATTCATGGCTAGTATTTTAGGAGCAATGGGTGTACCTGGCGCAGATATAATGAGACTTGCAGCATTAGGAATGGAAGGTGACGAACTAGGTCCTGAAGCACAATCAACTATTAATAGTTTGTTTGGCGAAGGCGAAAGTCCAATGACGTCATTTTTTAATAAAATGTTAGAAGATTGGGCAAGTGTCTCTCGTGAGTTTAAAGAATCTTTAGATAATCCAGATACTACACAAAACGAATTGCTTGAAGTTCTCAAAAAACTTGCCAACATTTTACCTACCTTAAACCCAAATTAATTTACACTTGACAACTTCGATAAATATAGTATAATAGAAAAAAGAGTATTCTTATGAGTTGGAAAAAACATTTTACTGTATATCAAGGACAAAGTTCTGAAATGAAACCTAGCAGTGCTAGTCGTTTTCAAAGTTGGTTACCAGAAGTATACAGCGGTCAACCTAATCGTGTTGAAAGATATGCACAGTATGACCAGATGGACATGGACAGTGAAATCAATGCTGCCCTTGATATTATTGCTGAGTTTAGTACACAGTTAGATGAAACAAACAATTTACCGTTTTCAATTGATTATGTAGGCGATACTACTGAAAGTGAAGCTAAAATTTTAGAGCAATCGCTTCGTCAGTGGTGTAACTTGCAAGACTGGGACAGACGACTATTTAAAACATTCCGTAATGCTGTAAAGTATGGCGATCAATTTTTTATCCGTGATCCAGAAACATGGGAGTTATATTATGTTAACCCTGTTGACGTTACTAAAGTTATTATCAATGAAGCGGAAGGCAAAGAGCCAGAGCAATACATAGTTAAAAACTTAGACTTAAACATGAAAACAAAAACTGTAAGTGAGCCTGTACAACATGCTAATACTTACAGCACTGTTAATAGTATGATGCGTGGTAACACTATTGACCGTAATGGTTATGGTGCAGGCTCAGGCAACTACGCTAACAGTGGTATAGGAAACATTCAAGAATACAACGTAGATGCAACACATGTTATTCATGCTGCACTTACAGAAGGTATGGACAGTGATTATCCGTTTGGTGCAAGTATACTTGATCCAATCTTTAAAACCTACAAACAAAAAGAACTATTAGAAGATAGTATTATTATCTACCGTGTACAACGTGCACCGGAACGTAGAGTATTTTATGTAGACGTAGGTAACATGCCAGCAAACAAAGCAATGGGCTTTGTTGAGCGTGTTAAAAATGAAATTCACCAAAAACGTATTCCAAGTAAAACCGGTGGCGGCACAACTATTATGGATGCTGCATATAACCCGTTGAGTATTATGGAAGACTACTTTTTTGCACAAACTGCAGAAGGACGTGGCTCAAAAGTTGAAGTACTACCAGGTGGCGAGAACTTGGGACAGATTGATGACTTGCGTTACTTTACAAATAAAATGCTAAGAGCATTGCGTGTACCTAGCAGTTATTTGCCAACTGGTCCGGAAGATGGAACAGCAACACATGTAGATGGTCGTGTAGGTACAGCGTTTATTCAAGAATATAGATTCAATCAGTACTGTCAAAGACTGCAAAAAT